AGCGTTGAAGAACTGCGAGAGCTGCTGTTTGGCTCTGCTACGATTTTCTCCATCGACCCTGACACTGGCGAAGAGCTGGTGGAGCCCAATCCTAATGTTGCCACTCCTTGGCCCGTCCAGGAGTAAACAATGGGACAAGTTAAAGCAGGCGGCGAGCAGTTTGAAACTGCTATCGCCGCTGATTATCGCGGTCAAATTATCCGCCGTGGTATTGACAGCGGGGAAGTAGATGCGTTTGCTCGGAAGCGCGTCAGCGAACCTTATACATTGTTTGATTCCACGCTGCGTTACAACAAGCGGCCTGATTCTTGGAATGAAACAATATCAGGCTCTGCGTCATCCACGCACAATATCAATCAGAGTTCCGTCTATATGACTGTCACCACAGCATCTGGTGATAGCGTGCAGCGTAGGACAAGGCGTCGTTTTCCTTATCAACCTGGCAAAAGTCTCCTATGCATCCAAAGCTTTGGTGGCGCACCATTGCAAGATGGCGTGATTCAGGAAGTGGGGCTTTTTGATGATAATAATGGCGTAATGCTCAGGGCTAGCGGCACTACCTTGCAATTTGTAGTGCGCGGCAAGTATTCTGGCGTTGTCACCGAGAACGTGGTCAATCAAGATCAATGGAACATTGACCCTGCTGAATGGCTTGATTTTTCTAAGGCCAATATTTTTGTTGCCGATCTTGAATGGCTTGGTGCTGGCCGCGTAAGGTGTGGCTTTATGCTCGATGGCGAATATTACTATTGCCATGAGTTTTTGCACGCCAATAATATTGAGCAGGTGTATATGACATCTGCAGTGTTGCCACTCACTTATCGCATTGCCAATGCAACTGCCGTTGCGAGTGGTGCAACGTTAAAGCAAATTTGCTCGACTGTTGCTAGCGAAGGTGGATACGAGCCCTATGGGGAGGTGTACACTATTTCCCCATCGATTTCTGCTATTGCCAATACTGCTGGCGAGCGAATTGTCGCCGGCATCAAGATGGCCAGTGGTCGCACTGACAATGTAATCATCCCAGTGAAGGTTGATTTGATCACGGAAGATAGCACCACAATTAAGTGGCGTCTTCGTCGCAATCCAACCACCTCTGGCGTCACCTGGACTGCAAGCGACAATGGCCGAGGTAATGTGGAAGTCACATCCTCCGGCAGTATTGTTTCTGGTGGCACCACTGTTAATGCTGGTTTGTATTTCAGCGCTGGCTCCGTTGCTATTAACGTGCAAGACGGCCTCAGTCTGTCTCTTGGCGTGAAGGAAGACGGTACTAGCGACGAGCTATTCCTGACCGTTGCAAGCTCTGGCAACGCCAAAGCCACCGGCATGTTGGGGTGGATTGAGACGCTGTAGCCGTTAAGCTACCCTCATCCTTTGTGGCTTCCCCATGGAGCCCGTTAATCGAGACGATGTACAGGAGATGACTGATGCCGCCATTAGGCGGCACAATCGCAATGCAGGCATCATTTCAATGGTGGTGGGATGGGCCGTGTTGGCTTTCTATGCTGATGGCCTATTTCGTATTGTGGCCCCATGATTAAAGATGCCTGGCGGACGCAGCACGTTGATGCAATTGCAGAAAGTCTGCATGAGTTCATCGTGGATGGCGGGGCGGATGCCGCGCACGAGGCGTTGTGCGACGCCATAATGAGCTGGATTGACTACCACCAGAAAGAACTAAACGAATGGCGCTATTTGGCGGCACGTCTAAACCTTCCATTACCAAGCGACTCTTCAACTTATTCAGGAGCGAGCAGCAAGAAAAGCAGCTAGAGGAGCTGCGTCAGAGTGCCCACGAGCGCACCAAGAAGATCGCCCAGGAAGACTACGAATGGTGGAATGCCTTGCCTTATGAAGAGAAGCTAAGGGCCTTTCGTAGCGTGTGCCGACGCATTCAACAGGGTGACGTGGTGGAGCGTGGATCGTATCGCCACGTCCTGTATGAAGTGTTTGGCTTTGATGCTGATGCCTACGTTGATGGGATGGACTGTGGATATATGGACATTCACAATCTCATCGCTCGGGGGTCCGAGGAGGCTCCCCATCGAGAGTCCATGTGATTCTCATCTCGCCGCCCAGGGCCTTCACTGCATCGCTTGCATCCACTGGTGGTGGATGCTCAATCATCACTGATGGCACAATTGCATTTGGAAGCGGCGTTATTTTTGCCTTTGGGAATAGCTCCTGTGCTTTATCAGCTAACTTATCAGCTACATCATGCCGATGTTCAGCTTCCCATTGTTGAACTAATTCTTTCGCTTGCTTATCTACTTTTTGGAGGGTGAGAGAAGTTTTCCAGGCGGTCCAGTCTGGGCGACACCATTCCAGAAGCCGTTTCATCAATGGATGAAGAGCCAGAGAAGGCCTCTTCCTGATGAGGAAGAGGCCCAGCTCGTAGCACAACGCATTGAAGATGGCTTGATTGCTCATCCTTCCTGGTAGACGCTGATGAACAGAGCGCCAGAGCGAAGCAATGGGATGACGTGATCACGCAGGTGAGCATTGTGCATACGCACACAACCGTGGGTAGCCAGGAGGGGCTGCATCGGCGCCCATGCACCAGGCCAACCATTGCCACTACCGCCGCCGTGCAGCATGATCCCTGCCCTTCCATTGCCACTCTCCTGCCCTTCCAGATCGATCATGTCGAGGCTGTACCAGCCATAGGCCATGAGTGTGCGGTCATATGCAGGCTTGTCTCCATTGATCTCATAATCACGGTAGACAGTGCCTACTTTGTACAGGCCAGGCGGCGTGTCAGTGTTGCGCAGCTTCCATTCGTAGTCACTGCCCTGGCCGCGTGCCAAAGCAGGAAGCTCCCAAAGGAGCTTCCCTTCGGAATTAAAGCACTTAGCCGTTTCCACTGCATCGTTTACAACGATGTGATGGTCGCCTTTCTTGAAGCCAAATTGCTTAGGGGTCTTTTTAGGGCCGATCATGGGAGAAATGCGCGTTGATTCAGGAGCATATTCCTTCATCAGTCGCGATAATTTAGCTGGATATTCGGGATCAGTGGCATACGACTGCTCCTTCAGCATGCGTGCCGCAGCATATCGATTGGGCGCATTATTGACGCCTTTGAAATGCCGATAGTCCTTGTACCAGCGCGTGACAAGGTATTCGATGCAGGCTGCAAGACTAGGGAAATCAATGAAGCCCGCCTTAATCGTCACCCATTGTCCGTCGTACCATTCTTGCGTGGTAGTGGTGGTGCCACTCCCTTTCAGGCCAAGGTAGTTATGGGTGCCAGAAACATGCCGCCCGAATCCACTCTCAAGGCAACACTGGGCTGCCGCAAGTTCAGGATATCGAGCGCCACATCTGCGTGCAATCTGGAAGCATTCGTCCCAGAAGGCACGGTTAGTGGGCCACATGGCCTCAGCCCTTCACGCGGAAGATAGCCTTCAAGCCTGTCATCACAAGCTGAAGAACGTTGTTGCTCTTGTAGGGAGTCTTTTCGATGATCTGGTCAGCAGCAGCAACGATAATGCCACCAACCACGAACCATTCAATGCCGCCCATGGTAATTCTCCTAGAGAGTTTACTTTTAGCTTAGCGCCGAATCTCCAGGCTTCTCACTCGTGCTTCTAGTTGCTGTACGTTTTCAGTGAGGGCCTCTAGGTTTTTTGTTATTCCTTCTACTTGCGTGGTAATGCGAATTTGCTGCTGCCCCACGGCAATCATCATGCCGCCAGATGCCAATAGCATCCCCGCAGTGACCGTAGCCACAAAGTTAGCTAGCCCTTCTTTCACTGCTCGCTTTGCGGCATTTTTATAAAGTATAGCACTGTCTCATCGTTCATATTTTGAAGGTAGATTAGGGACAGCCAATTGAAAATAGGCGTCATGTTTGTGGCGTTTGAGCCTGATGATTACATCACTGGACTCATTGAACTACGCAAGTCGGATGCCACACGACGCTTTAGGAAATCCATCTTCGATGACTATCCCCTTCGCGGGCCATTAAATCAGGCAGCCTGTGCATATTGCGGGCGATGGAATGAAAAACTGACCATCGACCACATTGTTCCCAAGAGCAAAGGCGGGCCGCATTTCGCTCGCTGGAACATGGTGCCGGCGTGCAAGCGTTGCAACCTGGCCAAGACTGATTTGCCGGTGTTTGAATGGTGGCGCCCCACTGGTCAATGGAGCCAGCAGCGGGAAGAGATTTTGATGGCATGGACCTATGCCAACAGCTTTATCGACGCTCATACGGACTCCGCTGAATACTGGCGGTTCCTGGCTGAGAAGCGGGTGGTGCAGCAGGAAGTATCGCGTCGCATGAAAAAAGGGCCATTTCGCGGCCCTTTTTCTTTAGCCGATTTGGGAGACGTTGGCTGGGCTGCTGCTTAGTCGTAGCAATTGTATTTTCCGTTCTTCGACGAGATGAGCGGAACTTACGCAAGAGACGAGCCCAAGTTCGGGATAGGAGATTTCGTACACTTCTTGATCGTGCCCGTCCACGTAGAAGCGTACTTGCGCGTCATTGATGGATGTCATTGATGGCAGCCAGAGCTTTGTCCATGTTGGCGATCTGCTTTTCGGGCCACTCGCGAGCGTAAGTGATTGCCCTCCTCAAGTCCCGAATCAGAGGCTCAGCGCCGCTGTCTTCTCCATCGTCACAGAGATACTCATCAACACTATCAAGGAGCCGCTCATAGCGGCTCTGCGACCATTGCTTGCGCCAGTCTGCGTCAAAGCCTGGAGGGGTGCCTTCAATCGTCATTGGAAGTGCGTGGGTAGCGGCGGTCGAGACGAACGGCATCATCGATGAGATCATCAGCGACGGCCATGATTGCATCCAGTTTATTAAGGCGGTCCAAGTACCACGCAGCTTTTTTAAGGCTATCTTTCCCTTTGTGTCGTTCTCTCCACACATACTTGGCGATGTTGCCTTTGAGGAAGCCACGAAACTCCTCGATGGTGAGCTGGGCCTCGATGGCTTCAATGCATTCCACCCCCGTGCCACTTGTGTAGTGCGGGGGGTGGTTCACCATGAGATCAGAAAGTTTGTCCATTAGCCTTGAAAGCTGCAAAGGATTCGGCCACGATAGGCTCCGCAAGCTCAGCCATACAGTCGGCATAGGCACGGATTTCCCATTGCGAATCTGCTGGCTGGCGCAGGCTTAGGAAGTGCAGCAGGGCCTGGAGGCTGCACGTCCAGACAAACGAGGTGTAGTGGCATGTGGGTAGGATGCCTCGTGCCTGCTCCTTGCTCACGCCCACTGCGAGCAGCGTTGAATAGGCTTCCTTCACCACCTGCAGGGCCTCTGCATATTTCAGCTCGGCCACACGAGCGCTGCCCACATCGAGCGGGCCTGCGGAAGCTTGTTTGTTGCTTTCGCTCTGCTTCCTGAATTCCTTCGGGAAATAAAATTCCTCGCTATCAGCGGCGCAATAGCGGAAGCTCTTCTCGTTCCAGCCCAGTTGATCGTTGGCATAGGTGCCGCCGATGACGTGCTTCCACCATTGCCGCGCCACAAACAGTGGCGCTTTCACTTGCCATTTGAAGACAACGCCACGGAACGGGCTGGTGTGGCGATGGGCGACAAGGTAATTGAGAAGCTTCTTTTCCCTTGGGCCGAAGTCAGGCGTCTCAAGGTCAAAGCTCTGCCTGGCATCACAAACGATGTCAATGTCACTTCCCATCCAATCGAGAAGCCGAACAGAGCTAATGCCGTCACCGAGGGGATCATGCACCTTAAAGGTTTCAGTAGGGAGGGCGATCATTGTTCGTGGCGGAGTCGCGAAAGAGCTGTGTAACCAATGCGGGAAGGATGGTGCTTACTTTCATCCCATACCACCTGTGCTCGTGGGACGGAACGCCCCAGTGAGTCTTGCTTGGTTTCAAGAGCCAATATTTGTCCCTTGAATCCTGAGTCAATCCATCCATCTGCAGTGAGTGACAGAAGGACCACTCGCTGCCCGGCTTGGAATTGTCCATGATGATGGGCTTTCATCGAACGACGGAAGGGCACCCTAGGCAAAACCGTAATTTTTTGTTCGGCAGTTTCGCCAGATTCCACGGTGCAAACAAAAGTCTTCCGCCTATCGCGCAGGGCTACGCTAGAGGAAAACGAAAGAGTCATGCAGTACAGCTTGCCTGTGATCTTGGATTACGATGGGAGGAAAAGAATTGCAACCATGGGACCATTTGAGCGAAGCATGGAGCGGGAATTCTCATTGGCTGTCAACAAGAAAGCCATTGATGAATGCACCGATCTCAAGCAGCTCAAGGAAGTGGCGACTAACTTGCTCGTCGGTTGGAGCAATATGCAGGGCGCCGTAGGCGAGCTAATCAAAGAAAACATGAACCTGCGTCATGCCATCGGCCTGCGAGAGGCTGATTTACAAGCAGCAGAGGAGCTGATGAACCACGCAGCTAGCCTTCTGGAGAAGCAAGCTGTTGATCGAGCCAGCAAGCCTTCCCGATCTTCTCAATCCAAGTGGCGTCTGTGGCCGTGGTAGACGTGAGCAAATAAACCTTCCAGCCAGAGATCATGGCCAGGTTATATTTGCGTGCATCACGGTCGTAGCCACTTCCTGACACATGGCGGCCACGCATGTAGGTGCCGCCTTGGATTTCGATGAGGGACTGTGCTTGCGGCAAAGCAAAATCAGCTCTGTAGCGCTTTGATCGCTTGCTTTTGGCGTAGCGCTCTTGAAAATCCTCCTCCCACATTGGCACATCACTGAACTCGCGAACGAGTTCTAATTGCGGCCAGTGAAGCTTCCACTCAGCGTGGAATTTATCTTCAAGAGCGCTCACTGGAACAACACAAAGTTATTCCACGTTAAACGGAAAAACGTTAACGATTGTCGCCACTGCCTTGAAGCTGCCCGCGTTGAGCGCGGTCAGCAAGCTTATCCAGATTGCCTTGGGCAACATTGGAAAGGTCAAGGTCTAGCTCGGAAGCAATTTGCGCCACATACCAGAGCACATCACCAAGCTCCTTGGCGATGGCAGTGCGCGTGGCGGCATCAAACACTCCAGCCTTGTCACGAATGACCTTCTTCACCTTCTCAGCCACTTCACCGGCTTCACCAGCAAGGCCAAGAGTGGGATAGATCATGTTGCGGCCTACATCTGGATAGATGGCTGTGCTGCGAGCCGCTTGCTGGTATTCGTTGATGTCCAAAGAGGAACAGTGAGTCATGATCAGAATGAGAAGGGCCAGGAAGGGGGCGCTTAAAGGCGCCCCCAGACAGATCAGAAGAGATCGTCAGATGCCTTCTTGCTGGAGCCACCACCAGCACGGCCAGAGTTGTCCCACATGGACGCATAGCCCTTGGCCCCGTCCATCTTGCCCTTCACCTGCACTTGGCCAGTGAAGGCGGGCTGGGAATCATTGGTCTTGCGATCATTGTTCCACAGGGAAGCCTGGAGGCTGTACATGCCACGATCATTCGGGCCTGCCTCCTTGGCCTCACGGAACACATCAGCAGGGATGTCGATGGCGACTTTGTAAAGAGGCTGGGTAGCCATGGAAAGAAAACAGAGAACGGAACAACAGTAGCGACTACGGACGGGGGATCAAGCCCCCTTATCCATAGAAATTGTGAAGGGCACACCACCTGGGTAGTGGTCGAAGAAAAACTGTTGAGTTTTTTGTACCATCACACCAGCTTGCGCTACAAGCTCGCTGGAATCGAGGCTCACAATTTGAGCCTCCTGCCCTTTCCCCGTGTCGGGGTCGTAAATGGCGATAGCGCAATGTGCCTGCTCGATTTCGATGGAATACATCTGTTCGATGGCCTGCACATAGGCCCCTAGCTGCATCCGATAATCGGCGAGCTGGTAGTCAGGCTTCTCTTTGTAGCTGGTCTTCCAATCGAGCAGCGCATAGGCGCCGTTTTTCATGGTGGCCAGCATGTCAAAGGTGCCTGAATAGCCAATTTCCCTGGAAGGGCAATACCAGGCAATAGCGCTCTCCACAAGAAGAGGCTCATCAATGGTATCCAGGAAGTCTTGGATGGATGTGTAGTAAGGAATGTATTGAGGAGAATGGTTGAAATGTTCCTCAATGTCTTCCCCATTGAACAGATCCTCCAAGACGCCATGGAGCCAATTGCCACGTTCCACAGCATTGCGGGTGCGGCGGTTTGCCTCTACATCCCCCACTTTCTTCCGCCAATTAATCAGCGCCATGGTTTTACCCACAGGAGCAGTGGCCGAGGCGACGGTCGTGACGGAAGGGAGCGCTATTCCAGCAGGTGCATTAGGAAATTCATCAAGAACGTAAAATCGTTTCTTGTTGATTTGCAGCCTGTTTGGTTCAAAGCGGGGGAATTTCATTTCTCGTTCATGTCCCAGAAATACTCGCAGCCTTCGTCTGTGAATGGCGGTGCCGCGAACTGCGACTGATAACGATCAGGAGGCGCCATGTAACGCCAGCAGTTTTCCTTGACAGGGCATTTGTCTCCTGTGCACATCGCAATGTCAGGCATGAGATGGCGATTAATAAATGGCTTGAGAAATGCAGGGTCCAGTAGACCGGCACTAATAAGAGAAGAAAGCAACGCAGCAACACGTCGTGGGCTATCCAGCGTGTCATCTGGGAAGCTCCAATAAGCTTCATTCGCCTTCTCCCACCACGTCATCGAGGCGCTTTGCGCTGTTGATGAAGGCTTGCTTGTGCTCGTCAACATAGCTTTCAAACGCCTGAATAATGTTGCTTTGAAAGAAGCCAACTGCCATTAAATAGTTGGCTAGTTCTTCTACCACTTCATCGCAAAATACGTGGTGATTCTTGAAGGTCACCTCGGTTTTTGCTTCGTTATTGAAGATGTAATGCCAGGTGTGCTGGCCGTACTCATGGAGAGTGGTCATGGGAGGAGGCGGCTGGCGATGAAGATGACAAGGAAACTGGCCATAAGTGCAACTGCGCTAACAACCAGGAATAAACCAAGCGGGTCATGCTGGAAATAGCTCGGGAGGAAGGAGAGTAATGGGCTGATCATCGGGGTCAGTACAAATTGCTCCAGCGAAGGCGGCAGCTAATGCCGCCGCCGCCAGGTCTACTTTTTTGCCTCCGCGAAAGCCTTGACTGCCTCCACAGCACCCTGTGCATTCACGGCAGCCCCGCGAATGACATCGAGTTCTTTGGTCATGGCAGCCTTCGTGATCTTGATTCCGCTGTCCTTTGTCCACGATGAAACAAGGGTGGTGATCACATTGCCAAAGTCACCAATGGTTTTGACATTGGCGCCAGTGGTAAGGCCAACAGTGTCAAGGGCATTCTTTACTGCCAACTGACAAGCTCTCACGTCAGCAAGGCCAAGAGGGTTGGCATTGCAGAATTCAACGAGGGCTTCTTTGCCATCAAAAGTGCCACCAGTAGTCTCCGGTGCAGCCTGGCTGACCGCAGGTGCAGGCTTTGGGGATTCCTGCTGCAACGGCAGCTTTGGGCTGCCTTTCTGGTCTTCATCCTTAGGAATGTCTTCGCCTGCATAGAGACGAAGGCCAAGGCCGGTGAAGGTGGCGATGCACTTAACTGCAGCACGCTGGCAGTTGTCGCTAATTGCACGGCCATCTAGTTCTTTGATGGCGTTGTGCTTCCTGTCCATCACAGGGAAGATGAGGGCAACTGTGCGCCTTACACCATCGGTAAGATAAGGACGAAGATAGTAATAGCCAGGGCCACCAAACACCACTTCGCCAACAGTCTTTTCCTCAAACGCGACGAAGAGCGAAGGAAAGTGCTCCTTGAGGTAGCGATATGCAAATGGCCACGAGAGATAGGAGAGGCCTTTGTAGTCCTTCTCAATGTGTGGACCAATATCAGGCGTGTCATAGGCAGCTTTAAAAGCTTCAGCGCTAATTTCAAGAGGAGAAAAGATGCCGTTGTAACGGTCCATCATTGCTTGTTGTGCAGGGTCAGTAGACATGATCGAGGGATCGTAAAGAGTGAAGGAATGCTTCATAGACGGCTAAGGAGCCCACTGGCGTAGCGTTTCTTGGTCTCTTCATTGGAGTCGTAGAAGATGACGAGATACTTGCCAGGAGTTTCGGCGTTGCCAGTGATGATGCTTTCACCAGGAAGTGGCCAATCATTCACTGCGCGAATGTCGGAAATCACTTCATGCGAATGTTCGTCGTAGCAATCGTCGTAGACAACGCTCTCGCAGTACAAACGAAGATCACAATCTTCGTTGAATTTGAGATAGTCATCCAGGTGTTTCAGAAGTTCAGATGCTTTCATCGGGAAAAATGGAATCAGGATTTACTGATTCTTGAGTGTGATCGAAGCACTCTTCCCAGGCGTTGTCTGCGAGAGTGGCACTTCCTTCCCATATGGGAGTGGAGCGAATGAGACGCTCCAGTGTCTCACTGTTGCTTTTTCTGGCTTCGTGGGCAATGTTTCCCAAATGAGAGAAAGCGGTGTCAGTGAGACAAACGTGACGGCGGCGCTTTGGTTCACCGTGGACATTTGACATGGGCTAGAAGTAGCGAGTGATAACAAAACCGAAGCAGAATGCTGCAACGAAGATGAGCAGGGTTTCCATCAGGGGTGGCAACTGGACACACCTTACACACCTTTTTTCGGGGGCGCAACCCCTTGGATTCCGAGTCTCATGAGACTGTCGCTGAATTCTTAAGCAACCATTAAAAGGAGCTAAAAGGGTGGCAGCGCCGGTTTTTCTTGCTACAACGGCTCCATCTCCAAATCCCCCATGGCGTTTGACATCCTTGACCACGTAGGCAAACTGGAACCCGCAAAGGAAGCTGGCAAATATATATGTCCTGCATGCCAAGGCACTAATTTCAGTTTCAACAAGGCTGACGGTTCATACAATTGCTGGAACGATCCATCAGCCAAACATCGCGCTGAAATTCGTCAAATACTGGCGCCCATGGACCGCTGGGAGCGCCCCGCTCGCCAAGACGGTCGCTACGTCTTTCCCTACGAGAACCGTGATGGCAACAGGGTTCTTGAGGTGGTACGCAGTGATAGCAATGGTAAAAAGCAAATTTTTCAGGAATATCCAGGCGTGTCTAATGACACGCCGCAGCGCAAGAAGGTTATTGACTCTCTGCGCAGCGAAATTCTGCCCTATCGCTATAAAGAAGCAGTAGAAGCATCGAAGGTCACGCAACACCCAATCTTCGTTGTTGAAGGTGAACTTTGCTGCGATAAGTTGTGGGAGATTGGATTACCGTCTGTCACATTCCTCGGCGGTAGCAAGCAATACCGTTCCAACGGGGACTATTCCAAGCTCTTCCGCAACCAGCGTCTCGTCTTGTGTCCAGACCGAGATGAGCCAGGTGTGGCTCTTATGCGGGAGGTTGCAGCAGATAATCCCGGAGCGCAATGGCTTTATGCAGATCCTGAATCGTTTGAGTGGGAGACGCTGCCGCAGAACAACGGCTATGACCTGGCCGACTGGATCGATGAGGGTGCTTCCCAAGATCTAATCATCAATTCCATTGTTTCCAAGGATCGCCACGAGGGTCAGGATGGCCTTCCCTCCTATGAGGAGATCATTGGAGCCTTGGAGACCATGGTGGGTCTCTATGGCAACGATGCTCGCGTGCTGTTTGAAGCCCGCCAGTGGATGACGAACCATGGCCTCAAGATTGCCACTGCTGAGCTGGACAAGCTCATCGCCGAGGCCAAAACCAGAGTCGATGGGAAGGAGGAGATCGAGGTGTTGGACGCCAAGGCCATCGCCCTGTCCAACGACGTGAGGCGCTGGACCATCGCCGGCATCCTTCCCGAAAGCAGTGTGATGCTGCTGGCCGCTGCTCCAGGCAGCGGCAAATCTACGCTTGTTTACAACTGGGCAATGAACATCGCCCTTGGCTCAGCCTGGAGCGGCAGGCGCTGCCTTCAGGGCAAGAGCCTGATCATCCAATGCGATGAACCTGTGGTGGATGCTGCAGAGAAGATGCAGGTGATCGGCTATGACCGTCCCGATCTTCCTGAAGATGCCATTGGTTTTGTTGAGCGTTGGCGTTTCTCCAACATTGGCTGGCTGGCGGATCGCATCAAGCGCGAGCGCCCTCGTTTCGTTGCCATCGACAGCCTCACTGCCTGCCTAGCTGGCATGGAAGTCGATTTGATCAAGAGCGACGCGGGCAACGTCATCTACGAACTGCGGGACATTGCCAACACCTATGGCTGTTCCATCGTCATCCTCCACCACTTAAACAAGACTGGCGGCATCCGCGATAGCTCCAGCTTTGAAGCCAACGTCTCAGAAGTGGTGAAACTCTACCGCCCCGAGAACAATCCCACTCCCAATGAATTCCTGCTGGAGTGGACAAAGAGTCGTTCTGGCCTGAGCGGCAAGCACTTCCTCATCCGAGAGCCTGACACCTATGGCTGGTTCTACAAAGGGCCAGTGGACGGCGACCCTGAGGGGCTGATGCGAACGGTGAACATTGTGAACAACCGTGGCAATGAACGGTTCAGCCCTGCTCAGATCAACATGATGCTTGGCCTTAGCAGCACTGGTTCGGCGCGTCGCCTGCTGGAGCAGGCTCGCCGCCAGGGCCTGCTCGATTCCTCCTGGCAGCTTGGTCCCACTGGTGAACGTGACCGTCTCTACCAGAGCTGGAACTATCAAGAGCAGGAGCCCGAAGACGTTCCTCCTAACGAAGTCCTAATTTCGCCCGAATTAGGAGATGAGCCTCAAGAACCAAAATCTATTGAAGACGACGACATCTGGTTCTAACTAGCGCAATAGAGAGGGAGACTTCAAAAGGCGTCTCCCCGCCCGCCCGACGCTACGAGGCGGGCTTTTTTAATGCTACTTAATTTCAGAAGGCGTAGCTAACATAATCT